TGTCTTTAGCACGTGCATGAGCGCGAGCCATAGCAGACTGAAGCATAGGAAGCAGTGATACAAGAGTCTTCTCGTCAGTGTCATTCAGCAGGTTAGTGCTAGAAATCAGACGATGAGGCTTCAAGATTACCTGACCAACTGCGTAAGCACTGTCAGTTGCAGCAGTACCGTTAGTGTTGTTCTCCAAATTACCAGCAGCAGCGGCAGTAGCGAAAGTAGCTGCTTCAGCATCTGGATTGATTGGTAGAACAGTAGCACCACCACTTACAGCGATTTCACGGAAAAGGCCAGCTACTTTTTGCTCTAGCTTAACTTCTTCTTCGAACTGAGTAGCAACAGTAGTATCTAGAGAGATAGTTACGTTACCAGTAGCAGTTACAGCTGCGCCGGCTTTTTCCATGATCTCACGACCATGATCAGTGTCCATACCTTTACCAGTAATCTTACCGAGGATGTGGGCGCCTAGGATCTCAGAACCTGTTGCTTCAGAAGCACCACGGCCAGAGAAGTCACGCTTGCTCTTACGCATAGCTTCCATTTCAGCAGCTTTCTCTGCGAGGTCTGCCTTATACTTCTCAACGATTGCAGCGTGGTCAGCGTTCTTAGCTTCAAACTCTTTCTCGAGGTCAGCTTGTAAAGCTTCTACGCCAGTTTGAATACCGGTTTCGATGCTTGATTTAATTTGTACGCCTTCAGCTGCTTTAGCGGCTTCGGCTTCTTGAGCTGCTTTAGCTACTGCTTCGTCAGCTGCTTTTTGCTCGGCTTGCTTCATAGCAATCTTAGCAGCTGTGTCTTCAGCTACCTTCTTTGCAAAAGCTTCCAAGTCGATGTTTTGATTGTCCATTTTGATCTCCTGATCTGCGGAATTAGTTTCCGCGCTTTTCGGTGTGTGGTCACTAGCTATATTTGAAGAGATATCTTCGTCCTTAGCCAGAGACTGACCGGCTAGATCTACACGATTAGTGAAAGTTTTTTTGAATTCTTCGTACTCATTAGTTGAGTCGAAAGACTTCGCGAGCGAAAAAGTAGCTGACTGATTGCATGGTACGGAAACAACCGATACCTCAAACAATTCAGCGTCCTTAATCATTAGTCCATCGGTTTCCTTGATGTAATCTGCGTCCTTGACTTTGAAACCGACGGAAAAGGCTCCAAGGACACCGTCCTTAACGAGTTCAGCAACATTGCCAGGGGCATTTTTGCTGATCTTACATTCGAGTTCTAAACCATTAGGTCCTGCTTTCATACCTGTGGCTCGACCAATTGGTCGATCATAGTCATGATTAAACAGAATAATTGGGTTTTTCTCAAAATTTTGTAAACCACCTTTTGTCCAAGCCTCTGCTGAGATTGTATCGCCTGCACGATCAAAGTCTGCTGTACTAGCCATTCCTCGAATCATTACAGACCCATCGTCAGCTTCTGCAGCTTTAAAGGTAGAAGTTAGATTAAAAATCTTATTCATATTATTTCTCTACTTTAACTTTAGCAGGCTTAGCAACTTTAGGCTTAGCAGGTGCTATTGGCTTTTTTACAGCTGGCTTCTTTACAACTGGCTTTGGCTTAACTGGCTCAGGCTTGATGCCATTAGCTAGATTCCAAAGTTCTGGTTCCAGTAGTTTAAAATACTGTAGGAAGTGTTCCCACCCCTTAAAATTACTCATTATATATTTAGGGCTCATACCCTTAGGTCGTTTGCCATCTGATTTATATTCGTAGAAAGTAGAAACTTTACCTTGCTCTGCAAAGTACATTCCTACCTCTCTTACAATTCGGTTTTTCTTTCTAGTGTTAGTCACTGCCATCTTCTGTATCCTCTTGTGGTCTTCCACCCTCGTCGGGGTTGGCTGCGGAACCTGCTATGTTTGCAGGAACTCTAATATCTTGTGTATTGTCAATTTCTTGAAAGCCTAGACGCTCTCTGGCTTCTGCTGCAGTAATAATACCTCCATTTACTAAAGAAGTATAGTAGGCTGACTGATCTCGTAGCTCTGGTTGAAGAGCAGGTATCTCTGTAACATCTTCCTTAATCTCGAAACCAAAAAATCTCTCTAGTGCATAATTCATCTTTCGATGTATAGGAAGTATGCTCTCCAAATAGTACAAACGTAAATTTGGGCGAATGTTAGCATTATTACCAGAGTCTAAAAGGATTGGAGGGATTCCGAGAGCTTTCAAAATAATCTTCTCGTTTTCTAAGATTGCGTTTTGAAAGTCTAAATCCTTAAAATTTGTATCAGAGATGGAGTCTACTTCTAAGCCACCATCAAGAATAAGAGGTCTACGTCCGCCACTGTCTGGACGGTAACGAGCCTGCCAAGAGGCCATCATACGCTCTTTAATGCGATCTGAAAGAGTATTAGGTGACTTGAGTACTAAGCCAGGAACAGCACCGTTATTAAAAAAGTTATCTTGGAACGTACGCATAGCACGAATAATCTTCATTGTACGCACAGCAGGCTTCAAACGAGAAACGCCACGGTAGGTGCTGTAGAAGGAGTTTTCTTTGATGTGGATGATCTCATCTGGAGAGTAGTCTACATCGTTATACGTATACTTCTCAATATAAGTCTTTGTGTCACTATGAATAGTAACGTTATCGGCAGGTATATGATATAGATGTGCGCCATCAAAGTATATAAAGATATTACCGTCTAAAAGATAGTCTGTAACTAGGTTACGTTTAAACGTATTTATATCTTGAAAAGGGTTAGGCTCTTTGTTAAGTAAGAGATCAACTTTAGATTTTTTAAGACCTTTTACGATATTTTGTCCTTTGGTAGCGTCGCCTATACGTACGGGAATCTCAGCAACATCATCAACGATCATATTCACACCACGATTAACAATCTCTAGTTCTTCGTAGAACCTTTCATAGCTAGTGTGGTCTTCTCTGCTTGAGTTAATTTCCTGGACGTACTGCTGAATAGGGTTGAGCTTCTCAACCGTCTCCACTACTGTCTTTTCAAAAGGGTTATACCAAGCCATGTTTTTCTCTTTGAATCTCTACCCAGCGCATTTGTTTCTTTGCAGTCCCTAGCGCGGGGTCTTTGCCGTATATTTTGTGAAGGCCTAAGTGGTGTGTATGACACAGTGTTACTGTGTGGTCATATAGCTCAGCATGATGCTCTTCTATAAAGTCGTCCCTAAGTGCCATTATGTACTCAGGATTATGCCTATTCTTAGTAAGCCACTGATTCAACAATGGAGTCAGGCTATAAAAATGGTGAAAATCAAGTTGTTCTGCTTCGCCACAAATACGACACTCTGTCGCTTTTTCGTACTTGGACTTTGCTTTGTCCCTTACATACTTTACTACATCGCGTTTTAGCTTAGGCATTTTGGTTCCGGTTCTTGATTTTTTCAATAGAAGAATTATATCTACTTTAAGGTCACTTGTCAATAACTATTTTTCACTAGGTATCGCTAGAAGGATTGATTCGCAGTAACAAATGAGTAGAGCGCATATCGAAGTGCATCCGCCATATGCGATGCCATATTATGCTTTGGCTTTTCGCGTACTAGGTTAGGATTTGGATCCCACTGATAGGCATCTACACAGGCGAGCGATTCCTTCGCAGCTTGATCAACAAAGAGGGCGTCGTTGTCGATAATGGCTGCAACATGGCCAATTCCGTCGATGATAGATTTCTTCGCGTTAATAGTTGATATTCCATAGTTCTGCGCGAAATCGAACCTTGTTTGCTGAGCAGCTGAGTCAATATAAATATAATCAATATCCCAACGATCAATGAGTTTTTGGATCTGTTCTGCATGCTGGTCTGTGGTTCTCTCGTTATTAAAGTACTCGTCTAGTAAATAGAACTTCTCTGCGTCCCAATCGTAAGCAATTACACACATTGCGGTTGGGTCTCTAAAACCGACATCGAGGCCGGCAAACACATCCATTCTTCTAGTATCAAAACTAGCAAGGTCTTGCACCTGAGTCTCGAAATTAAAGTTCCAGATTTGACCTTCATAAGTATTAAAGTCGGCCTCGTACTCCTGCTTAAACTCTGCCTCTGACATAGACTTTCGTGCTTCTGAAATATCGCTCTCAGACATACGCGGATTATCTTTATAAGTTGCACGAATACTGCACCACTCTGGAAACTCATCTGAAAAGCCTCGCATGAAGAACTCAGAGAACCAGTTATTGCGTCCCCGTGGGGTAGAGATAAAAATTGCTTTTGAATTTGGTTTATCTAGGGTAGGTCGGAGTGCTACGTTGAAAGCGTCTCTGCCATCTGCAAGTGCGGCTTCGTCAAAGATAATAAGATCAT